TGACCAGTTATCCGTTGGCAAGGAAGCATTCATCAATATGCTTCGTGATTCGCTGAATGGAGCATCTAAAGAGGCTGAAGCGGAAGCATGATTGTTAGAAGGTGTAGTCAGGGTCATCGAGTTAGAATCCATAGAAACACAACTCCGGGTGCTACTCGCACAAAGACTTACTCAGATGGGTCTACCGAGACTCTGGCTTATCCTTCGTCATATGACTACTTTGTGGACGTTGACGGCTCTGTGGCTAAGAAGACGAACAGTTTCAAAACTGCCGAAGAGTTTTACGTTGCCGAATGTGCTAAGAAACATGGTGACGGACACGGTAGATTGATAGTGGGAGGTCATCACATAATTAATGGAGTGGCTACCGCACAATCGGATTATCCAACGTATTCCAATACAAAGTCTGAGATAAAGGACTTTTATGATAAGCGTGGAGTTGTTTATGGTGGAAGTGAAACAAAAGCTGAATTGCTGTCGAGAATAACTGTTGCCGACGGCTCGTTTCAGGCAAAATATTTAATTAAATAAAAAAGGAATTCAGTTATGGCTGATTCAGGAAGCATATCATTAACGGCGTCAATTCTTCCGGAAGAGATTCGAAGAACTTTGTCTGGAGAGACGTTTTCATATACCCCAAGAGACGGTTCGGAAGGCTGGTATTATCAATTAACCAACGTAAAGGCTTCGGCTGACGAGCTTATGTCGGCGGAATCCATTATTAAAAGCGCTGGCGTCACCACTGGAGTTGCCGCATCGACAACTGTCGTTGCGAATGACTTGGTTAGGTTTCTTTTTGTCAAAAATACGGGAACCAGTAATGGGTCAAGCACAACGTCTGACAGCGTTCTTCTTACTTTTGACGACAATGACTCGACTGCCTACAATGAAATAGACGGCGTGGTTATTCCGGCTGGCATGTCGTGGTTTGGGAGATTTATAAGGCTCCCTATGGACGATATATTTTCCATTTCCGTAAAGGAAGACGAATCCGCCGTTGGCGACGGACCCGTGCAGTGTATTGTAGCCGCAATCTTAGACGACGCATCCGGCGCATAATGAAAAATTATCGGTTTGTAACGACAGTTGTCAACGTCAGCACTAGTTACGACATTCCAGTTAGGTACGTTTATGTCAAAAAACGAAATTAAAGCGCTGACCGTATGGATTGGTTTTTTGCTTTTCGTTTTGCTCTTGGTAAGCGTGTTTGGTTGCGATGGAGGTTGGTCGATCGGTGGTTTGGAGATTAAATGAACGATGAGGTTCAAACTGCACGAAGTTATAGGGGTAGCGTTGTCGATGACAATGCTATTATTTCTCTTAACATCAAATGGCTTCTTCAGTTATGCGGTCTGGTCGCTATGCTTGTTTATGGTTATTGGCGCATGGAGAGTAGGCTGGGAGAACTTGAAGATAAAATGGCTTATGCTGATGAGCAGATTGGGGATTTGCTTGGCAAACATATCGTGGAAGAAAGGGCTGAACGAGAAGAGCTGGCAGAAAAAGTAAAATTTTATGAAAAAGAATTTAACATCAATCCCCTTTCATGGGGCAAGCGGAAGAAGAAATAATGGAAGAATTTCTAGCTATGTACGCAGAATATGGGATGATTGGTGTGGTCGCCTGTATGTTCGTGTTTATGGTTTATCAGAATGCCAAACGGGCTGAAGAACAAGGTAAGGCAATCAGTGATTTGCGGATTGTCAATAGAGGACAGGAAGAAACCTTGGAAAATATGGAAGGCATGATAATAAAATTGATTGAAAGGTGGAATCGCTCAGATGAGACGAGAGACAGAAGGCATGAAAATACAGTTTCGGAAATCAATGATATGTCTGACGTTCTTATGGAAATTAAAGGACAGGTATCAAGGATAAATGGTAAATGATTATGGACAGTCTTAAAGTTTCAAGTACAAGTTTTGCATCAATGGGTGTTCTGATGATGGATATTATACCTTGGATGTTGATGGTGGTAATAGGCATACTACAAGTAGTATATCTTTCATACAAAATAAAAAAGATAAAGGAAAAGTAAAATGGATATTAAGTCAATAGTTCTTAGTGAATTAACAAAACAGGTTGAAGCCACCGTTCCGCAGTTACAAAGCGGGATAGAGAGTTTCATTATTGAAAAAATTCAATCAGAGGAATTTGAGAAAGAATGGGCAACCGCCATTAACGACAAAGTTAATTTACCACTTTTAAATGAAGAACAGGAACAGAAGGTTTTTGAAGAATTGGTCGACAAGGGGACAGACCTTGTCGCCGTTGTTTTAACAAGAATTTTAAAAGGAAAATAAAATGAAACTAATCGTATCAATATTATTAATCTCCCTTCTTGAAGGCTATACGCCACCACAACCAGTACAAACGACAACCGTGATTGTTATGGAAGAAATCAAGAAGAAGAAGAAGAAGAAAGGAAAGAAGTCAAAAGGCGGTAAAGGCGGAAAGAAGAAGAAGGGTTTTTTCTCTAAAGTATTTGGTAATAAGTAATGCCAAGGTACGGAAGAAGGTCGAGGAGTCGACTCAAGGGTGTGGATGCAAAACTGGTCAACATTCTGAACGAACTGATAAAAATCATGGACGTCACCATCATCGAGGGCAAGAGGAGTGCCGAAAGACAGGCGGAACTCCTTGAAAAAGGTGCGACGAAGGTTAAATATTCAAGACATATGGACGGTAAAGCAGTAGACCTCGCTCCATATCCGATTGATTGGAATGATCGGGAACATTTTCATTATATGGGAGGAATGCTTCGCGGAATTGCTCATAAAATGGGCATAAAAATCCGTTGGGGAGGCGATTGGGATGGAGATGGAGAAATTAAGGACAATAGTTTTGATGATTTGGTTCACGTAGAGCTACTGGACTAACAAATGTCGTCATATTCCATTTCTTGGACTCAAGAAAAACTGGACAGGGCAACTAAATTACTCATACGGGGATTTACTTATAGCAAAGTTGCCGACGTTCTGTCGAAAGAATATCCAAATGAAACGTTCACTGCTGAAAAAATACGGCATCAAAAAAGGCAGGGCAATCTTTCCATAGATGCCGCCAAGCACTTAAATAACTATGTTTCGGAATTCAATGAAGAGCGCAGTTCTAGCATGGATAAGTTTTATTTGGATGACGGGTTGTCGAATAAAACTGGTGAGAATTTTGAAGTCATAGGCAACTATGCAATTTTAGATTACAGGGGAGAAGACAACCCAAAGACCTTAGACGAGCTTTTAAAAAGCTGTAACGTCGATACGGATATTTGGAAAGTGGACAAATACGTCGTCAACAAGTGGGAAACCGCTATGAAAACGAAAGACGCTATAGTTCATCGTCCACTTTTTCAGGTTAAGGCGTGGTTGGTTAGAATAAAGCCCGTAGAGGTTGAATTTCCGCACGTTAAACCAGTCGCTCCAATTAGCTTTAAAAAACCAAAGTTAAAGCGCAAGAAAGCAAACTGCGCCAAGAAGGCTCTTATTATTCCAGATGCCCAATTTGGATTCAGAAGGGACTTCGACACGAACGAGCTTACTCCGTTTCACGACAGGTTTGCGTTGGATTGCGCATTACAGGTCGCCGAAAAAGAAAAGCCGGACGTAATAGTTTTATTGGGGGACATGTTAGACCTTCCCGAGTGGACGGACAAGTTTCTTATTTCTCCGGAGTTTTTCTTTACCACACAACCGGCAATAAATGAACTACATTGGTGGCTGAAGGAGTTTCGCAAAAACTGTTCAAAGATGGTTTACATAGAGGGCAACCATGAATTGCGAATGAGCAAGGCAGTCGCCAAAAATATTATTGCCGCATATAATTTAAAGCCCGCAAATCAACCTAAAAACGTTCAAATGACAATATCGACGTTATTGGCGTTGGATGATTTGGGTGTCGATTATAGAGGTCCTTATCCCGTAGGCGAATATTGGCTTAACGACAACCTAAGAATTTCTCACGGAACGTTGGCTAGAAAAGGTGGCGCAGATACCGTAAAGGCAATTCTAGCACAAGCTAGAAATTCTGAAATTGTGGGACACGTTCACAGGCATGAAATGGCTCAAAAAACCGTCCACCCAAGAAGTGGACTTAGAACCTACGTTGCAT